GAGCTCCAAGCAACAAGCGTCAAGCCCCAAGCAGCAAGCATCAAGCTTCAAGCCGCAAGCGACAAGCTCTGTGATCCGTGAACCACGGTACATCTGAACAAGTTTCGAGGACCTCGGACCGAGGGCCTCGGCTATGATAAAAGTATTTATTGGATGTGTCTTATGGAACGCAATTTGATGCGGAGAAAATTTAAGTTTATTCCCTCGAGTAACTTTTAACTCGACAGTAAAAAAAGTGGAATTAGCATTATAACCCAATAGATCAGGGCACCCAAGTAAGCTAAGGTTTTCCAGCCTTGTCCATAAAATCCTGGATGATTTTTTACGAAGTTTCTGATATAATTTTGCCTCTGGACCCATGTCTTTATCGAGGTAACTACCTCGTGCATTAGTAGTCTTTTTGTAACTTATCTGGCAGTATAATACTAGATGGTTTTTGAGTTTTTAAAACTAATCGATGTGCGGTATGACCTGTGAAACCTGGGATAGGCGCTTCATTCTCATGCACTTCCATTCTCCTAACATCATACAACGTACCATTAACTTCACAAAGTATTACAGCATTTTTCACTGCATCGGATCCTTGTGTGAAACTGGATAAAAATTGTTGGAGGTCTTGTACTCGCATTAAATTTTAACTTTCAGAATATTTACGGTTGTTTTCTAAATCTTGTATTTGCCGTGCTAACTTTTTATTGTCAGCATGAAGCTCTATAACCTCCTGCTCCACCTCTGTCAAGCGACTCTGTAAGTGTCCATTTAATTGTCTATGATCATCATTAATATTTTCTAACTCTCGTATTCTTTCTAGCTTGAACATCATCTTCTCATCTGCTTCCTTCTGACGCTCATCACTAGCTAACGCATTAGCTAAGGCTTCTTCAGCTTCAACCAACTTCGATTTCAAAGAAAAATTTGCTTTCGTAACGTCTAGTAGTTTTGCAGAAAGTTCATTAATAATTTTTTGATTACCCTCTAGCTGATTTTTATCCATTATCCACTGAGATTCTTTTTGTTTAAAATCCCAAAGTTCTTTCTGATGGTTTTCAATCAGAAGTGTTAAATCTAAATCTCCTCGGTCATCTTTCATATTGACTTTATAGGATAGTTACCTTAAATTGTCAAGTATGGGAGTTCCAAAAAGATTAACAGAAATGCAAAAAAGATTTGCTGAATACATGGTATTTGGTGGACCCGAAGGTATGATGACTCAAATGGAGGCAGCGAAGCTTGCTGGCTATAGTCCTAAGAGAGCAAAACAAGAAGGCTGTGAGTTGATGAATCCAAGACTTTCGCCCTTAGTGGCTAAATTTATGGGTGAGCTTAAGGAAGAGAGACGAAATAAGTTCGAAGTAAGTTATGAAAAGCATGTTGCGGAGCTAGACAGAATTAAACAGGCTGCTCTCAAGAAGGGAAGTTTTTCTTCTGCTGTAAACGCTGAAGTATCTCGAGGCAAGGCAGCAGGATTATACATAGACAGAAAAATAATAAAACATGGGAAATTAGAAGAATTAACAGTGGAACAACTAGAAGCCAAAATGAAACAAATTTTACACGACTACGAACCTCTTCTATCTCCAAAGATTGTTGAAGGGGTAATTGAGAATAAGCCATCTAAATCTTCGTCATCTTCTTCACCCAAGGCAAAGGAATCATCGTCCGATCTCCAAAAGTAAAGCTACCATCATCTTCCTTATCATAGGAAGCAAATAGTTTAATAGCATTCTTATCTTTAGAATATAACCAACCTTCATTGACTGGGGTAGCCAGCTTCATCTTATTGAATTCTTTCTCATCAGCCCAACCAGAGTCACTAATACAATCAATCCATTCAACTCTATACTTTTGAAAGGGAATCTCGGACGGACTACTCACAACATTTAATTTTCTCTTCTTGGGCATTTTATCTTTATAACTTAAAAATCTCTATAGGTATGTAAAAAAAAATGAAAAAACCAAAAGCTTGAAAACTTTTGGGGCTAGATAGAGCTATTGTACACATATGTCGCACTTAGTTCAAAAGTGACATTATAATCTGTCACATGACACTTTTTATTTACACCAAATGGCAGACATTATTGTTGTATACCAACACTTCTAAGCCATTTGTACAAAAAGACACTTTTTCTAGAGTAGTTTTTATTTGAAAATTTATTTTTTTTTAGCTGCATATACAGATTCTGTCGTATGCCTTAGTTTGAACACATTTCAAACACATTTAGGACACTTTATCCTTTGAAAATTCTTCCAGTAATGCCGTCGTATCAACCTGTGCTTGTTCTTTCTCGCTATGAATTAGTTCATTGTATTGGTCCAACCTCTTAAGAAACTTATGTTTCCAGCTCCGTAAGCCCTGGTCCGTGATCCTAAATTCTTGATAGTACAGATCCGGCGTACAAATCATAATGACACCCTGCCTGATCGTGCTCCCGTAGTAGGCATCGTGGGCCATGGCGTAGGCGGCAATTTGCATATAATAATCCTCAATCCATTCTTCTCTCTTAGGTCGATTGGCTTGCTTAAAATCAACGATGGTCTCTAAATCATTGTGCAAGCATACCAGGTCAGTAGAGCCAGCATATAACCCAGGGTAATGTAGCATGACTTCCGAACCATAGATTTCTGAAACAGGCGTAAGACCCACTTCAATAATTTTTTCGGCCATGGACTTCGCCTCGCATCCGATTGGCGTAAGATCATCGTAGCCAACGTCCGTGATATGAGACTCCAGGAACTTGTGCATGCTTGTCCCCCGCTGAGAAGATAAATTCTTGATGGATTCTGCTTTTTCATGTCCTACCTTATTTTTCCACGCCGTTAGATACTCCTGATTCTTGGTCTTTGCAAGGATAGTTGTGACGCTAGGCAATTTAATTCCTTGGAAATCATAGAACCGGGTTCCGGTCTCTCCATCGGTAATTTGTTTCCCGGTGATGTAGTTGTATTTATGACTTTTTTTCATTTCTTTTTTTCCAATACTTATAAAAACCTTTATCTTGAAAGTACTTCGCGATACGATCAGCAGACACTTGACCACTGACAATACAATCATATATAATTTTATAAAATTTTTTATGCATGGTCCTCTCTTCCGGCATCAATGCTTTCTTTTATAATTTTTTTAATATAATATTCTCGTGCGGCGGCTTTGACGTGAGGAAGTTTTCTATATTCTTTCATATAATTTCTGGACCAGGCTTTACCATGTTCCGTTCTCGACCAGGCCAAGCGAGCTCGTCTGCGGCTTTCTTTATACTTATGATTACTTTGGAGTTTCTCTAAGCGATTCATTTAAATCTTTCCTTTCTTTGTTTTCTTCTTTTTCTTCTTTTTTAAAAATTTCGTTGAAACGTTTTCGGTACATGTCGGTAGAAACACGAGATCGACCGTCCCATTTCGGTTTTTTATTTTGGGTCATATAAAATATATTTTAATGTAAGTTCTTCCCCTTTGTTAATATCTTTGACGACGGTAATATACCATTTATCAAAACCTTCGCGAATACGCGCTTGAGAGCGATGACAATTAGGGGTTTCCGAATGATTAATAAATCCTCCTAAAGGAGTTCGAATATACTCTCCATCAATTCGATAATGAGAAATTCCAAGTAAGGTTCCTTGTACTAATTTTCGTGTCGTAAACACACCTTGACCGCTAATCGCGGAATCGGCAATAATTAATTGATAAGGTAGGGGTTTGTAATTTTCTTTTTTCATTTTACGGTGGGGCCCGAAGGCCCCATGTTTTTAAAACCCATCTTTTTTGATGGATATTTTTTTACTAGGTTTTTTTAAGTTAAAGTTATAAGCTTTAACCATCGCTTCATCCCAGTCTTCTTGGTTCTGACATTTATCAAATTTCTTAGTATTTTTTTCCAATTGCTTGTAGGCAATCGTATAAGAAAAATCTTCCAGTCCAGAAACTCGGAGAAAAGCTTTACAAAACTTACCAATGTTAACAAGATTAGGAGCAAATGCTTTAATCTTCATTAACTGATTGGCTTGTTTTTGAGCACCCTCTAAACTAGCAACTTTAAAATCACCCATTTTAAAATCTTTTAGTCCTTTGCCTGCGCTGTGTTGTAAGGGTTGTCCGTACAACAAGAATAAAGCAATATCAAATTTTAAAGAATAAGTTTTAAGAAAAGTAGCAATTTTTAGATACTCTACATGATTCCAATGATTCTTATGACAATAGGCCTTTAGATAATCGTGTCGGGTCCATGATTTTTGAGAAGTGTTAATAAGAAGAACATCTTTAATAGTTGTTTTACGACTCACAATATACATAACTGGAATGTCCAGAATTTTGCATGAAGTGAAACGTCTTTGACCATCAATGATTTCATTCTTTTCATTAATAATAATCGGCTGTAACTGTCCTCTCTTTTGAATACTTACAACCAGTTCCGCAACGTGATTATCATCAACATCTCGGTTATCTTCCATTAGTTTAAATTTACTGTAGTTCCGCGTGTATAATACATCGGTGTCCAGTTTGGCATCATTTTTTAATTTATCTAATGAATAATGACGACCTAACATGGGAACAGTATTTCCTTGCCATTTAGAAAACATCTCATCTTTGGGTTTAGAAATATTAGTAATAAATCTTCGTTTACTACCTTTATTTCTATCTCTTTTTTTCTTCATTTATTTCCTTTCTCATGAGTTAATTAAAAATAAGGTTATAAACGAAACCCATGTAACATTTATAACTTGGTTTGTTTCTTTCATGCTTCCTATATAGTCCTTCTGTGAACTAAGTTCAAGTCTTTTTTTGCAGTATTTGTATCGCTGAGGCTTGGGGAGAATAAGGCTAAATTGTGACTAACATATAAACACTTAATAAAGTCACGAAAGTTAGGGTACTAAAAATAATAATAAAAAAAGGAGGCATTTATTTAGGGTTTGTTTTTGTTTTAATAGAATCATAGACATGTTTTTTAATGTCTTTTTCTGTTGCCATAATGGTAAGAACGTCTACTCCATTATAGGCTTTCACATAAGCATTATGGGAAACAGCCACACTTCCTCCTGCAGTGATGAGCGCAAACTCAGTGCAAGAATGGGTTACTATTGTAATGGTCAGTAGAATTGTTATCTGACGAATCCGATGTAGGATTGTATACATAATATTCTCCTTCTGAATCACATTCCCAACACTGGTGAACGTTCTCCACACTATTTGGTTTTTTACCAAGTAGTTTTAGCATATAATTACTTGGTTTTATTTTAACAAAGCCATTGCCATTACATATATCACAAATAGCTTTATGTACTCTATATTTTTTTAATTTTACCATTTAACTTCTTCGCTTTCTCATTCGCTAATGCCTCAATCGTTTTACTAATAGACAGTTTTGCGTCTGGTAATAAAACTTTGGACAAATTTATTAATGTCTTGTATGTTCCATGCGTTAATGAAACATTTCTATACTTTGTTATATCCGTCATATGTTATTTCCTTTCATTTGGATTATTATATAGGATATTTAAAAGCATTGTCAAGATGAAAATATTATTAAGTTTAATTATTTGCTCCGCTGTAGCCGGTGAATGCCAAGCCCCTTTTCAACATAGAACGTTGTTTGAAGATTGGTCGAGTTGTATGCACCAGGGCTATAATGACTCATTGTCGCTGTTAAATGTTATGGGAGATGACTATATTAATACCAATAAAATTTTTATTAAATTTTCTTGCAAAGAAATCGCAGAAAAACAGGTTTGATATTGAGGCAAAATGTGTTACACTATTTTTTCTCACCTTTAATACCTATCCTTCCCTCTCTTTAGGATAGGTTTGTTCATATAACCCCCGTAGTTTCCGTGCACGTACTCGTACGGGAGCAAAGGCTCAGTTGCTGTACTCCCAGGCGCGAAGCTTAGGGAATCTTATACGCTAACCGCAACAGCTTCTTAGCGCGAGGCGTTTGTGCTGTGAGGCCCTGCCTTTTATCATCGAAATTCTATTTACATATCCAACCCAACAGTAATTTACCATCGGCGTTGTACCATCCTTGCAGTTTAGGATCGTTATTTCGTTCATTATAGTATTTCATATTGACATCCACCCAGGCATTAGCAATTCCGTCGCAATTTCCCCCGTGCTTGAGT